TACGAGCCTCTACCTCACCACAGTCAAGACAGGTATCATAACCTAGCTTAAACCTACCGATGGGTATATTGCTATCACATAGTTTACATCTATTCATAACCTTACTCCTCTATAAAATATATAGTATTACTCCTATGTATGCTATACACAGGGATATTACTAACCCACTAATCCATACTATTACGAACGCTATCTCACCATGCTGAATGAGTCTAACTAAAGCGTAACTTAAACCTAATAAACATATAACTGCTAAGGTCATGTATATAATCATAATTAAATCAACCATAATGTTTACCTCAATGTGTTGTTAAAATGGTATGTCTATATCAGGGTGTAATACCAAGATATTAGGGTAAGTAGTATACTTAATCTGCCCTGATTTAAACCTACGCTGTCTCTTAGAGCTTAGGTAATGCCATAGCCCTAAGATGTCATCTTTTACTATGTAGTTATTACAGTATTTTATGTCGTTCATAATGTTTCTCCTAGAGATTGCCCTAGTTCAGCACTAGGGCAACCCATATTGTTTTGTTAGTTGATTGCTAGAGCTGGTCTATCTTCTTTCAAAGTAGCCAACTTATCTGCTATAGATTTGCGTCTAGTAGCTTGACTATCAACACCACCTTTAGGCAATAAGCCAAAGTATACACCTCTTGCTCCAATGAGAACTTTAGGCTCAGTACCTATCTGCCCTTTAGGAGACCAGAACTGAAACGGAATACCATCTTCAGTAGAGAGCTTACATAAATCCTCATGTAGCTTTACATCATCAGTACCCATAGCATACTTATGTGGCTCATCTTCGCTACAACCTTTTATATAATAGCTACTAGCTCCGTATGAACGAAAGGCTTTACTACCCTCATTATGTTTCATAATGTCGATAGTCACCCATATAGTTTTTTTATTATCCATCTTTATTACTCCTACGCAATCTGCGTAAATTGTGATTAAACAAGCCTAAAGGGGCTAACCCTTCGAGCTTGGGAAAACCTTGCCTGAGAAAAAATTTTCTGTCAATTCTTGCAGAGTAGTAACTTTACTATGTCGAAGTATCTGGTTTATGGGCAGTAGACTGCGACTAGAAGCGAGGTGGATACTATAAGTTAGATAGTAATACCTGTTATAAAACAATAAGATAGCTTTAACTATCTAGATTATATAGTGTTCTTAAAGTAATACGCTGTTACCCGAAACTATAAGTATCTTATAGAAATCTTTTAATGAAAGGGTATATGTATTTTTTATAGATAATCTAGATAGTTTAGATAGTAAAACCTTACATGAATGGCTGTAAGCCTTACATTTCAACAAGTTTACAGGTGGATGACGTAAGGTTTGACTATCTAAAACCCTAAAGACTGCGTAAAGTTTAACCTAGATAGTGTAGATAGTGTCACCTTTAGGCTAAACCTTACACTTTATCTTTAAGAATGTGCTTAGTGCGGGCTTAAAGGTGAGCTATAACCCCCCGAGCCATGGCCTATATATAATAATTAAATAAAAAATAAATAAAAAGAATGGATAGTTTATAGACATATCCAGGTCTGTTGGTTAATTGATTAGTTGTTTTTTGTATATCACTAATGGTTGTATTGATTTTAACCATTCTTGATATTCTCTTAGATATACCCATGCTTCTTGTAAGTCATAGTTTACATCTAGATAATATATGTATAACATTTGCTTTTCTCCTGCCCCCTCCCTTTCGGGAGGAGGACTTGGTTGTTCTAGATATCCGTTCTAGTCGAGCTTTGTACTCTATTTGGGTCTTCTCTCTTAATCTGCACTCTACCTTTTATGGCTTTGTGATAGCATAAGACAGCTTTCCCTTTTTGTTTTAAGGTTTCTATCCAGAAAGAGTAGGTGTCTAATTGTGCTTTTCCTTCTTTTACAAGTTTCAAAGCTTTCTTCAACCCTGTCTCGACATTACCTTTTTCGTTTGAATATACTTCCATTCCTGGTTGAAGGTCGGTGTATATTCTCACTACTTTCCCTAACTTTTTGGAGTCACCAATATTAATATTGACTTCTCCGTTGTATAATTTAGACATAATATATGTCCTCCTTATGTTGATTTTACTCAACGAGCTCATGCCGTTGAGCTTGTTTACACCTTGCCTGAAATATTTTTTTCTGTCAATTCTAAGCTGACATACATGTAAAGTAATAAGTATTATATAGCTATAACTTTATATAAAACATATATGGACAGGGAGGGTAGTTGGACTACGAACTATAGCCACCCCCCCATATAGGTAAACCTCTTATAGCAAGACCCAAAAATACAACGTGTAAAGTTTTGGACTTTTGGTTGACAAATCTTTGATTTTACTTAATGATTCGATTATGGACACATTTCCACTAAAACATACAAAATGGTCTGACCGTCTAGCTTTTGACATCGCTTTGATGTTAGAGGGTAGCGGTGAATCTATGGATGAAGTACGCACACGCCATAGTATTTCGGCAAGCGAGATTATTGATTTCAATAAAGATAAAGTGTTTTTAAAAAAAGTAGAGTCTTACCGTAATGAAATAAAAGAAAAAGGTATGACCTTTAAGTTAAAAGCGAGAGCACAAGCGGAAGAACTTCTGATAACAAGCTGGGCTTTGATACATAGTCCAGAAACATCTTCAGCTGTTAAAGCGGATTTAATAAAGTCTACTGTTAAATGGGGTGGGCTAGAAGCAAAAAACAATACCATGGAGGAAAGTAATGGCGGAGTTAAAATTACAATTAATCTCGGGGGGCAAGAGCACACCACAAAAGTCGTCCATAGTGAAGAAAGCACAAACCAACCTGAGCTTATCGAAGCTGACCAGTCCGTTTGATACTGTATACAAAGGGAAACTAGCGAAAAAAATGTATGCGTTAAGTGACTATAATAGATTTACAGCAGAATTAATGAAGTTATCATTGTCTTATACTACAAAAATAGTAAGGCATAAGAAAAAACCTACAGAGTATTATGTTATTCTGTTAGAAAATTACGAGGCTTAAATGGACATAGACTATACACCGACCAAAATATGCAAAGATTTTATGGTATCTGATAGTAAGATGCGTGTACTAATGGGACCTGTAGGTTCTGGCAAATCAGTTGCAAGCTGTTTTGAGGTAGTTAGACGAGCTTCTATGCAAAAACCAAATAAACAAGGAATAAGAAAATCCAGGGTAGCTATCGTTCGTGAGACTGCTAGACAGTTACAGGATACAACAATTAAAACATTCCACGACTGGTTTCCACCAGGCGTATGTGGAGAATATATGAGAACTACTAAAACTTATTTTCTAAAGGTAGGTGATGTAGAGTGCGAGATTATGTTTAGAGCATTAGATGATTCAGATGACGTAGCAAACTTAAACTCGTTAGAGTTAACATTTGCTTGGTTTAATGAGTGTCGAGATATTAATCCAGATATTGTAGACGCTATGTCAAAACGTATTGGTCGTTTCCCATCAGCTAAAGATGGGGGACCTTCTTGGTTCGGGATGTGGGGGGACACCAACCCACCCACAATGGATACGTGGTGGTATTATCAAATGGAACATCTTGACCCCTCGGATGGAGTTTCATTTAATGATAATGGGTGGGACGTATTCAAACAGCCATCAGGCAGAAGTCAAGATGCAGAAAATATAGAGAACTTACCTGAAGGTTATTACGACACACAAGGTAGGTCGGATGAATATATTCGTGTGTACATTGACGGAGAGTATGGATTAAGTACAGCAGGGCAACCTGTGTATAAGTATTTTAGACCTGACTACCATATGGCAGACCAAACTTTACAACCAGTTATAAACGGTGTGAGACCAATTATTGTTGGTATGGATTTAGGACTGACACCCGCAGCCGTTATAGGACAACAAGACCCACGAGGTAGAGTTCTTATACTAGACGAAGCTGTAAGTTTTGATATGGGTATACAACGATTTATACGTACAGTTTTAAAACCATTGTTAACTGAACGTTTTTCAGCGGCTCCTATATTAATTATATCTGACCCTGCAGGTATACAAAGAGCTCAAACAGACGAGCGTTCTGCTGTAGATATAATAAAAGCTGAAGGTTTTAGAGTTATGCCAGCAAGAACAAATAATGTATCGGCTAGGCTTTCAGCGGTAGATGATTTTCTTATGCGTCAAGTAGATGGCGACTCTGCATTTTTAGTAGACCCTAGATGTACAAGATTAAAAGCTGCAATGATGGGAGGATATAGGTTTCATAAAAAGAATGGGACCATAGAAAAGAATAAACATTCGCATGTAGCAGAGGGTTTACAGTATCTAATGTTACATATAAACAGTACATCAGATGGATTTATTACTAAAAAAAGAGACATAAAACCTGTTGCGGCAGGCGGATGGACTTGATATGCTGAATGTAGTTATTCATATTTACTACCATAATTATGATGTTTCCTCTCATAATTATACTTTCTCTACTATACCCTGCTTATATTTACTCCTAAGCAGGGTCCTCTTTCTATTGGACAATGATGTAATAAAGTATATACTCAAAATAAATCGGAGGTAAATTATGCCAGGATATAAAAATTATACTATTAAAAAATACAGAGGCGGTGGTCTTGTAGAAACTAAAAAGTATGAAGACGGTAAAACGGTAGTAACAGAAGATGAAAGAATGAAAGCTATGCAACAATTCTTAAACGAAGATACTTCTAAAGAAGAGGTAACTGTAATAATAAAAGATTCTAAAAAGAATCCGAATAAATATACAGACATAATGGGCGTACCCATTAAAAAACCAGAGCCTAAATAAATTATGGTATTACAAGTAATAGGGAACGAAGAGCTCGTTAAAAAAGAGAAAGAGCAAATTGATAAAGCTTTAGAAGAAAGGCAGAATGAGCCTTTGATTTTAGGTTTAGCTGCACACCTTCGTGAATGTTGGGATGCAGCAAAACGTGCTAAGAAGCCTATCGAAAATATTATGCTTAAAGGACTTCGCCAAAGGAATGGTGAGTATGAGGCTGACAAGAAAGCCCAGATACAAGCACAAGGTGGCTCTGATATATACATGATGATTACGGAAGTTAAGTGTAGAGCTGCCGAAAGTTGGCTCCGTGATATATTATTAGAGACAGGCACTCCCCCATGGGATTTACAGTCTACACCAATACCTGAGCTAGAACCCGAGCATGCACAAGAATTACAAAATAGTTTTGCGTCCGAAGTTGTAAAAATAGTAGAGCTTGAAGGACAAGCACCAGACCCAGCAAAAATGGAAGAGCTTAGAGAAATGGTAGCTCAACAATATAGATTTAAATTATTACAGGCTGCCGATAATAGGGCTCGTAAAATGAAAATAAAAATACAAGACCAATTTGCACAAGGCGGTTGGGGTGAGTCATTTAACGATTTTATTACAGACTTAGTAACTTATCCATGTGCTTTTATTAAAGGGCCTATTGTTCGTAGGCAAAGGAAGTTAAGTTACACTAAAGACGAAATGGGTAACACCACAGTAGAAGCTGATGAAATTATTGCACCAGAGTTTGAGCGTGTTGACCCGTTTAGAGTATACCCAGAACCTGGAATTACTAATATCAATGACGGATATATATTTGAACATCACCCACTTAGCCGTACAGAATTAGCAGATTTAGTTGGTGTTCCAGGATATGATGACGATGCTATTAGAAAAGTATTAGAGTATGGTAATGGAGATTCTTGGATATCAGAAGATGTAGAGTTATCTAAAGATGAAGAAGAAAGAAAGTTTCATTCGTCTGACAGACCGACAGAAATATATGACGCATTAGAATTTTGGGGTAAAGTAAGCGGTAAAATGCTTGTAGAATGGGGATTAACTGAAGATGAAGTACCTGATGAAGCTCGTGAGTATGATACAAACGTGTGGATGGTAGGTAATTATGTTATCAAAGCAGTATTAAATTATGACCCATTAGGTGAAAAACCGTATGCAAAAACCTCATTTATTAAATGCCCAGGTGCATTTTGGGGTAAAGGCATACCAGAAATTATAGAAGATTTACAAAATGTATGTAATGCAGCAGCTCGTGCGTTAGTTAATAACATGGGTATATCAAGTGGGCCACAGGTTGAAGTTAACCTTGAAAGGATTCCACCAAATGAAGACATTACACAAATGCACCCATGGAAAATATGGCAAGTTACTAATGACCCATTAGGCTCTAGTGCTCCTGCAGTTAGGTTTAACCAACCTAACGATAATGCAAATACATTAATGGGTGTGTATGAAAGATTTGCTAAATTAGCTGATGACCATTCAGGTATACCATCTTATTTACAAGGCGACATAAACGTAAAAGGAGCAGGACGTACAGCGTCTGGTCTTTCAATGTTGATGGGGTCTGCAGGAAAAGGGATACGTCAAGTGGTTATGCACATAGATAGTGATGTTATAAAACCTGTTGTACACAGACAATTTGTGTATAATATGCGATATGATGAAGATGAGTCTATTAAAGGCGATGTAGAGGTTCTACCAAAAGGTGCAATCAATCTCGCAGTTAAAGAAACTGTTAACGTCAGAAGAATAGAATTTCTTAACGCAACCGCCAATGAAATCGATATGGGTATCGTTGGTAAAGAAGGCCGTGCAGCGATACTTCGTGAAGTGGCTAAGAGTTTGCAAATGCCTGTGGATGAAATCGTTCCTTCTAGGGAGAAAGGAAGTTACCAGACTAGGATGGCTAAAGAGTTTGCGGCTGAACAAGCACAGCAATCTCCTACACCTACCCAGCCAGATGGCTCCCCTAAAGGAGGAATGGAAGCAAACACAGTTAGTAACCGTAACACTGGAGGTAAGTCTTGATTAGACCAGACCCAGAAGTTATTAAGGCTTTAGCCGTATTGGCACGCCAACACCCCCCAGCACTGGAATGGCTGAAGGGATGGTTAGACCATGAGTTAAAGCAGCTACCCAATGTTACTCAAAACGTGTCACTTGCACAGGGGCGGTGTCAAGTTTTGAAAGAAATATACACTTTAGTAAAAGAGTCCCCTGATAACGCAGCAAAGTCATGACGACAGCTGTTAATTAACGCATACCGTTAGGAGCGAAACATTATGTCATTACCAAAGCAAGTTCAAAAACAATCTGAGGATGTACAAGCGTTGTATAAAGAACTTAACAAAGAAACAGCGGAAGCACCTGCTGGTTTAGATTCAGGAGAAAAAGTGCCTGAAGAAAAACAAGCTGAAACTACCACTGAAGTACCTGTTGAGGAAGATACAACTGCAACTTCCGACAGTGTAGAAAAACAAGCAACTGAGTCTGAGGCTGAAGAGCACAGCACAACAGACACAAAAGAAGAAAAAGATACATGGGAACAAAAGTATAAAACATTACAAGGCATGTATAATAAAGAAGTTCCGAGCTTAAGTGCTCAGAACAGACAATTAAACGGCCGTGTTTCTCAATTAGAAACTTTGTTAGGAGACCTTAACAAACAAGCAGAACCAGTGCAGGAGGCACCAGTCGAGAAGTTAATTACGGAAGACGATGTTAAAGAGTACGGTGATTCTATTGATGTTATGCGTAGAGCAGCAAAGGAAGAAGTAGCAGGAGAATTGGCTCGTGTTAGACAACTGGAAGCGGAAATAGCTAAGTTGAAAGGCGTAGTACCACAGGTACAACAAGTCCAACAACAACAAAAAACTAGTTCTGAAAAACAGTTTTGGGATACTTTAAACCATGAAGTACCTAATTGGAACGAAATTAATAGTGACCAAGACTTTCAGTCATGGCTGCTTGAGATTGACCCCCTTACAGGTATTACTCGCCAAACTTATTTAGAAGACGCACAGCGTAAACTAGATGTTAGTAGGGTAGTAAATTTCTTTAAAGCTTTTGGAAAGGATATAGGTAAAGATGATAATGCTCGTGGAAAAGGTTCTACGCAATCTGCAGAATTACAAAAACAAGTTGCCCCAGGACGAGGACGTGCTGGACAACCTGTAAGTAATGATGGCAAAACTTATACACCGAAAGACATTGAAAAATTTTTTAAAGATGTTAGAACGGGTAAGTATAAGGGAAGAGATGATGAGCGTAACCGAATGGAACGTGACATTTTCGCTGCACAGCGGGAAGGTCGCATAGTTAATTAATAGTAAAAGGAGGCTATTATGGCTTTTGCAACATCTCCAGGTCATCCAACGTATACAGGAAACTTTATACCTGAAATTTGGTCTGGAAAATTAATTGAGAATTTCTATGATGCTACTGTGTTATCAGCAATCTCAAACACTGACTACGAAGGTGAAATTCGTAACATGGGTGATACGGTCAATATCCGTACAACTCCAGAAATCACCATTAAAACATACGTTAAAGGTCAAACTTTAGCGGTTGAAAACCCAGATAAACCAAAATTACAATTATTAATCGACAAAGGCGAATACTTCGCTTGTGTTGAAGATGATGTAGATGAGGTACAATCAGACATTGCAATGATGGACCAATGGTCTAAAGACGCTTCAGAGCGTATGAAGATTAAAATTGACCAACGTGTATTAACTGATTTGTTAACTGGTGTACATGCTAGTAATAAAGGACAAACAGCTGGAGCTATCTCTGGTAACATTGACCTTGGTGTAGCAGGTACTCCAGAAGCACTTACTACTTCAAATGTAATTGGTAAAATTGTTGACATGGGTACAGTTCTTGACGAAGCTAACTGTCCTGAACAGGGTCGTTTTTTATGTATCCCTGCTAAGATGGCTGGTTTAATCAAGCAATCAGACTTAAAAGATGCATCTATTACTGGTGACGGAAATTCACCATTAAGAAATGGTCGTTTAGGTATGATAGATAGATTTACAGTATATGTAAGTCATAACCTTTATAAGAACGGAAGTGAGTTTAGCGTTATTGCTGGACACACAATGGGGTTTACATTTGCGTCACAAATGACAAATATGGAAACAATTCGTTCAGAAACAACTTTTGGTAACATCATTCGTGGTCTTCAAGTTTACGGTTATAAAGTCGTTAAACCTGAAGCTCTTGCTACAATGATTGTTACAGTTTAATAGGAGGCTAACATGGCTGCATATACAGACTCGCATGGCTTTGATAAAGGTTCTGCGGCACATCCTGCTCAGGGCGTTAACAGAGTCGGCTACATGGAAGTAAATTTAAACTTCGCTACTATAACTGCGGACAGAGCTACAGCAGGTGCTACGGCACTAGCGGCTGGAGATTCTATCGAAGTACTTAGCGTACCAGCGAACACTTTAGTGTTGGCGGTAGGTGCAACTACAGTAACTGCAGAAGGTGCGGCATCAACATTTGACATCGGTTTAACTGGTGGTGATGTTGATTTGTTTGTTGATGGAGGTGATGCTAACTCAGCGGGAACCACTTCATCAAACGGTGCAGGGCTAGATGGCGATAACCAAAGCCATTACTTTGCAGCTGCAGACACTATTGATATGCTTATTGGTGTATCAGGTGCTGTAACTGACACCGCTGTAATTAAAGTATGGGCGGTTGTTGTTGACTGTTCATAATAAAACATAGCAACGGTCGGAGGGTAACTATAACCCTCCGACTAACTAAATGGAGGCAAAAATGGCAGGAAGATGGTTAAGAAATAAAAAAGATGGTGAAATTTATGGGTGGAATGAAATACTTTCAGAAAACCCAGACACTGAAGAAGTGACTGAAGAACAGGCTTTTCCAGAAAGATTTATACCAAAAAAACAAAAAGCAAGAAAAACTAAAGTTAAATTAAAAACAGAAGTAATACCTGAAGACGAAAAAGCTGTTAACATAGAGTTAGCAGAAGAAGCAACTAAAGGTATAGATAAGAAGAAATGATTTTAAATGATGTCATTACTGAAGTTAGAAGAATATTACAGGATGAAAACAGTCCACAAAGGTATTCTGACACTGTACTTTTAGGGTTTGCAAACCAAGCTTTAAAACGTATTGCAGTAATTAGACCTGATTTATTTGCTTATATGGGTACAGTTGCATGTACACAAAATGAAGTACTGCAATCAACTCCAAGCGATTCTATAAGACTAATCGAAGTATTTTCTGTTCAAGGAGGTAATGGGGTAACGGAAGTTAATAGAGAAGTATTAGACCAGTCATACCCTCAATGGGTTTCTGATACTGCAGGTGCTTGTAAAAATTTTATGAGACATGCTAGAAATCCAAATAAATTTTTTATATACCCTAAAGCTCCAGCTAATCAAACATTAGTTGTAGAGTATTCGCAATCTCCTCAAGTTTATGACGGCACAACGACAGTAGCTTTACTACCAGACGCTTTTTTACCAGCTGTTGTAGACGGTACAGTATTTTTAGCTGAGTCTATTGATAACGAACATGTTAATTCAGGTAGAGCAGACTTATTTTTAAGGTCGTTTACACAAGCATTAGGTGTTTCAGCTTCTAATAGAATATTTACAGACACAGAAGCAGGTGGGTTACAACCCGTTAACAAACAAAAGATTGAAGAGGACCTCACATAATGGCTGGAACTAGAACATTTATTGATATTGTAAATAGATTATTACCAAGTGTACCTGGGTGTCCAACACCTGTTGTAGAAAATTATGTTCGTGATGCAGCAATCGAAGCGTGTGAACGTACTCTAGCTTGGAGGTATGAACAACCACGAATACGTTTGGTTGTGGGTGCCCATGATTATATATATGAAAGTCCTAGTAATGCTGAAGTGCATGCTTTTATTACAGCTACTGTAAATGATGAAGTATTAACTCCTGTTACATTAGATAAGTTATATGAATTATACCCTAAATGGCCAAACCAACCCACTACATCAAGAGCGAAACCTAGGCATATAGCCCAATTAGACCCAGACCATTTTTCAGTTGCACCTGTACCTGACGATACTGAGTCATATGATGTAAGAATGATTGTGTGTTTAAAACCATTAAGAACAGCAGATAGTATGGATAAGTCTGTTTTAGATGAATTAGAAAATGTTATTATGCATGGAGCACTACAGCATTTGTTGGTATTACCTGACAATAACTGGAGTGATAGAGAACTAGCTTCTTATCATGCAAAACAATTTGCATTTAAGTTATCAGAGCGTAGAGCTAGAGCTAATCTAGGTGCAGGGCGAGCATCTATAAGAATTAAAGGACAACCTTTTGGGTAGTGAAATATGGCAGATGTAATTAAATTAGTAAAAGGAGATGAGTTACCGTTAATTATATTAACTTTAACTGATGATGTAGCTAACACAGCACTAGATTTATCGGCTGGGACTACTTCAGTAACTGTAAAATTTAAAGCTGTAGGTGGAACATCAGTGTTATCTACAATAAGTTGTGCAAAAACAACAGATGGCTCAGATGGTAAGATACAATTTAGTTTTTCAGGTGGTGTATTAGATGTTGATGAAGGTTCGTATGAAGGAGAGATTATAGTTAATTATAATGGTAGCTTACATACAGTATATGATTTATTAAAATTTAGAGTAAGGAGTAGTTTCTAGTGGCTAATATAAGACTTACATCCGCTTTAGCAGCAACAGCCATATCATTTACAGTAAGTGTTAGTAGCATTTCTTCAGCTGTATCTGGTGAAACAGAAGTTGTTGCGTCTTCAGCTTTAGGAACAAGCATATCATTTAGCCATGAATTAATACCAACTAGAACTATAGCAGGTATTTCAGTTAGTATATCAGAAGTAGATATAAAAACTGTAAGTTCTGTTTTAAGTGACACACCATCTATAACAGAAAGTCCAGCTATAAATGTAAGTCAAGTTTCTACTGATTCATTTTCTGTATCAGATGCTCCAGTATTTAATCTTTCACAAGTTCTAGCTGATACAGCTACTATTTCAGCAACACCAAGTAAAATATTTCAATCTGAAGTTGATTTTGATTTATCTGATTCTGATATAGACCCAGACCCAGTTACTGTGTCTGATGTTATTGTTGTTCAGTTTGAATATGATTTAGCAGATACACCATCTATAGCAGATTCACCAGCATTAAATGTAACACCTGCAGGTAAATCAGATAGTTTTTCTGTTTCAGATTCACCAGTGTTACAACCAAGTTTAGCACCAACAGATAGTGTTACACCTGGGGACAGCGGTGGATTAGTAATCAATTACGTGTATACTGATGTAGATGACACTACATTAGGAGGACATTATTTTAACCAAACTCCAATTAATCCTGGAGGGTATGAATAGAGGATAAATTATGATAAGTGATTTAATAAAAATTAAAGGTGATTTAAAAATTACAGTCACCAATCCAGAAGGTAAAATTAAACAGGAAGTAGAAGTTCCTAATTTAGTTGTTACTACAGGAAAAAACTTTATTGCATCTAGAATGAAAGATGCTAGTGCTACTGCTATGACACATATGGCTATTGGCACAGGTAGTACTTCAGCAGCAGCTGGGAATACAGCTCTTGGCAGTGAAGCAGGACGAGTAGCACTTACGTCTACAACTGTTACTGATAATGCTGTAGCTTACGTTGCGTCTTTTCCAGCAGGAACAGGCACTGGAGCAATAACTGAAGCAGGACTACTTAATGCAAGTTCAAGCGGAACTTTGCTATGTAGGACTGTGTTTTCTGTAATTAATAAAGCTTCTGGGGATACATTAGGTATTACTTGGACTGTAACTGTAAGTTAATAAAAGGAGATTTGTTTAATGACTGTTCTATTTAAAAACAATGCTCATTCAACATTAGCTTCCAGCATTACGGATTCTGCTACAAGTATTACTCTTGCATCAGGTCATGGAAATGCTAGGTTTCCAGTTACAGCAAGCCCAAATTATTTTTACGCAACTCTTATAGATGGTTCAAATAACTTAGAAGTTGTAAAATGTACTGCAAGGTCTAGTGATGTCCTTACAGTTGTTAGAGCTCAAGAAGGTACCTCAGCAAGAGCTTATTCTACAGGTGATAGAATAGAGCTTAGAATTACAGCACAAGGTTTAGAAGATTTAAATGGTACACGAGCTAGTGAATATAAATCAGATTGGGGTAGTTCATCAGCCCCTATAACTCATACTGTAACTGTTGGAACTAAAACAGGTGCACATCCGTATACAGGCGTAGGTTCTAGTAATGCTTATTTTATAGACAACATAGAGTCGCCTGTTCTAGCGTTTGATGGTGCAGATACAGGCAAAACTTATTACTATAGGTTTGACCAAGCTGATGCAAGTAATGACGGACACCCTTTAAGATTTTATTTAAACGCTGCAAAAAGCACAGCTTATACAACTAATGTAACAACAAATGGTACACCTGGTACTGCTGGTGCATACACACAGATTCAAGTAGATGAGTACACTCCAAACCTATTGTACTATCAATGTAGCAGTCATGCTCACATGGGTAATTACATACATCATATTTCTAATATGCATAATAGCAATGGCGTGTTGTTTAAAATGCCAACATCAGATGGTTCTGCTGGACAAATATTAAAAACTGATGGCTCTGGAGTATTAAGTTTTGTAGCAGCAGCAACAGCTACATATCCAACCGTTACAGGAGTTACACCATCAGCTACAGGTAATACTGCGGCTAACCTTGTTATTGCGGGAACAAATTTTGTTGTAGGGTGTCATGTAGAATTTATCAACTCATCTGGGGTTATATCTCTACCAAACAGTATTGTTAGGGATTCAGCTACACAGCTTACAGTTAATGTAACATTAGGCACAGATGGCACATATTTTATTAGAGTTGAAAACCCTGATGGTTTAGCAGCTCGTAGCTCATCAGCAATAC